ATGATTATCACAAAGCAATTGAGGGAGACCTAGAGAGGGCGCTGTATTTAGAAGAGATGGAAATTGTCGACATCGCATTTAAATATGCGTTCGCAGAAGGATGGCTTGCACATAAGGGGGCAGAGAATGCTAGATAAAGAGATAGAGTGCGCAATACCAATAACGCCAGCATATGAAGGAGAGCAGGAATGAATAGCGTCATATTAATTGGCAGATTGACAAGAGATCCAGAGCTAGTATATACACCGGGAAATCAAACCGCAGTAACACACTTTAGCATTGCAGTAGATAGACCAAGAACGCAAGGAAGAGAGAAACAGGCGGATTTCATCAGAATAACAGTTTTTGGAAAGCAAGCGGAGAACTGCGATAGATACCTACATAAGGGAAAGCAAGTAGCGGTGAATGGTCGAATTCAGACAGGAAGCTACAAGAATAAAGAAGGACAAACGATATACACAACAGATGTAATTGCAAACAGTGTTGAGTTTCTAGGCAACAGCCAGCAAGTAACTCCAAGACAGCCGGATGAAGCATATAGCGATGGCATACCGAACTATCAAGATGAGATGCCAGATGCATTCGAAGCAACTGAAGAAGATATACCATTTTAAGGAGGTAAAAGAGAATGACACTTGAAGAGGCTATAAAACACGCAGAAGAAGTCGCAGCAACTAGTTGTGATAAATGCAGAGAAGAGCATGAGCAGCTAGCTGCATGGCTAAAGGAACTAAAAAGAATCAAGGAAGATTCAGTTATAATCCCAAACAATAGTACGGTATGGGAAGTTGCAAAAGCACTTATAGATGCTAGGGGAAAAGTCAAGACGTGGAGTGGCAACTACCAAATACAAAATATATTTGATACAGACGAAATTGCTAGCATTGGAAAACACTTAATGAATTATGTAAACGTTGAAGATTCAGACACATATTACGAATACTGGAAGCAATAAGAGATATGAAACTGTAGCAACAACTTAATAAGGATAAAGAGCACAAAATAGTAGGTAACTTAACTACACAAGCTACAGATCA